CACGTGTTAAGCTAACGCTTTTCACCGGCATCGTGCTCTTCGTGAAATAGACGAACAACGTCAGCATGTCAGGGTCAAACACTCCGCTCCAAGCGCCTTCTTCGCAATAGACTTCGTAAGCTAACTTGCCGGTTCTGCTTTTGAAGGAAAACTTTGTGTTGTTCAGGAAAAAGATCTGATCATTTTTATACCAGCTCTCGCACAATCGGCCAATCTCTGACGACGAAGTGGTCATTCCAGCTCCTTTGAATGTGAATCATTTTACCGTTGGAAAGCAAGTAGTCCAACCAATTATCTTCAAACTTGCTGATGTACATGGACACGACCACTTCTTGACAGTCCTCTTCCGTCGGCAGTCCCTCAATCATTTCCATAGCTGTTTTGGGACCGATGCCGGGCAGCCCCGGAATAAAGTCGGTGGGGTCTCCGGAGAGAAGTTGGCCGTAATAATGCCACATGCCTTCTTCAGGAGTGATGTTTTTGAACGTTTTCTTTTTGGGATTGAAGTGAAGTCCGGGGATACACCAGAGGTCTTTATCGACGGAAATGATGACGTGATCTATTTCGTACTTTTGAAACTCCTCGGCCCACATTCGTATCAAGTCGTCGGCTTCTTTGTCTGTGGCGAAGATGGACAGTCCTTCCTCAACAGCGCGATTCCTCACCATTTGAACAAAAGGGTTGTAAATACTCCACTTGCCCCGATCTCTCTTGTAATCGCAGTAGATGTCGTCTCGGTAAGACTTGCCGTGCTTCACTGCCATCACGTGGTCATCACAGTACGCAGCCTCTAAAGAGGTTTTTAGCAACTCTTTGAAAGCTCTCCAGCATTGTTCAAACATTTCGGGGTCTTTGTCTGGGAGGTATCCCGGTATAGTTCCGAGCCCTTTCAATTCATCCGTGTCCAAGCCACACTTCTTCCAGTACTCAAGCTTCTTACGCCAGGGGCCGTCACAAGCCCCGTAACACAAGACGTCTCCGTCAACTATTCCTATTTTTGTCATGAGAGCCTCTAACAGTAGATGATACGTGTTGGCAAGTTTTTCTTGTCAGCAATCTTAAGCATGTGCTCTGTTCCTCCGCTAAACAGTGGTCTAAGAACCGCTTTAATAATAGATAGTCTTTAAACCTGCGACCTCCTGCCACGATCACTTGCATACGAGTGTCCCGCTGTTCAATTCGGCCATGACTTCACACAAGGACTTCAGGTGCAGTGTTCTTATCAGATCTTCGGCTTCCTTTGAGGAAATCATCAGGAACTCAGACAGCTCGGCAGCTCCCGCATTCACCGTCACACAGTACCCTTCCAAAAGTGCCAATTCGGCATCTGTGTCGCAGCAGGTTAACCTGTAAGCGTTCGGATCTTCGCCTATGATATGTACAAGTCTTTCCATCTATTCTGCCCTCATAAAACATTCATTGCACTTCAGGGCTTCCGCAGCCCTCTGCAGCTCTTCTGCCGCTTCGACGCGAGTGCCGCAGCACTCGCATGCATAAGTCTCCAAGCAGAAATTGCAGGGAGGGTTTAAACGGCAAGAACAGCATTCGTCCAGTATATCGCTCATCAGTGAATATCCATCCAGTTTAATCCAACTTTTCCGTCGCCGTCCATTATTGTGACACCAAACAGCTTGGGTCCTTCCTGAAAGGCTTTGACGCCTAATTCGGCAGCTCTCTCAGCATACTCGTCCGGTACCTGGAAGTCTAGCTCGTCGTGCATAAATATTGAAGGGATGTAGGGGATGCCCTCTTCTTCGAGGTATTGCGTCAACAACAGACAAGCACCGGCGCAAGTGATTTTCTCCAAAGATTGGAGGAGGTACACCAGAAGCTTGTGTTTGGAATCTACGTAAATGCGGGTGCCCGCTATTGAAGGTATGAACCCTTTCCCGCCGTTGTCTCTCTTGGTTTTTCCGAAGACACGCTCCAGCTTCTCCAACAAATCCTTGAAGCCTGGCACGGCTTTGGTGAAGCCTTTCTTGAGAGTGTTGCCGCGTTTATCGTTCTGCTGGCCGAAGATGTAGCCCCAGAGTTTTCCTCCGGAGGCTCCAAACAGGAAGGCGTATAAGATTCTTTTGGCAGCGCCTCTCTTTTTACTTGCCAAGACTTCTTCCAGCGTGTGCTCTTCATCAGCCTCAGCGCCTTGGTTGATCAGGTATTGCGACCAATCAATTCCCATTTCGGCCAGTACGGCATCCAGCTTGCCTGCGTTATAGGTGTGGATGTCGTCGTTCAGCAGGATGTCCGTGAACTCGGGGTTGTTCAAATAATGGGCCAGTCCTCTGGCTTGGTTGCCTGAAGAGTCACAGCCCACCATCTTCCAGCCCGGCTTGGACATGAACAGCCGACGCATTTCAGGTCCGTAAACTGAAGTGCCGGAAGGAACATTCACTATGATCTTATGGCGTGCTCGCATACTCGGTGTGCCGATTGTGAAGCAGTCCCCTCTCAGACAGCCGTCTTCTCCCACATTTTCCAGCCATGTTTTTAGTATTCCGAACCTGGACACGATCGTCAAGTACTCCAGATACAGTTTACCGTCACCTCCCAGGAATTCCAAAGAGTCTTCTGTGATTTTAGGGGAAGTCCTGGTCTTCTCAAAAGTCACGGGATTCAGCTTAAAGTTCCATTGACTCGGTACCCATCCCTGACGGTACAGAAAGACCTTGACGTCTCCCGAATAGCTCAGCTTGAGAGGCTTGAACTCCACCCTGCAATACTCACCCTCGACAATTCTGCCTGCGTCTTCTTGACCCTCTTCAGGATCGATTCCGAACCAGTTTGCCGTGTGTGCGTCGTAATTGCCGTTCTTGACCCACTTGGGCAGCTTCACGTCGACCACACCTTTGCATGCGTCTTTAGCGACGACTTTAATCCCCAGCTTACTTTCCAGCGTTTTTGTGGTGGCGTCTTTGATTTCTTCCAGCTCAGCAAAGAGTGTCTTCCCGGCGGCCACGTCGAAGGGCCATCCGTGTTCTATCGAAGATGCGGCCCATTTGGCAATGGCGTGTTCGGCGCGCATGTAAGGAATCAGTTTATTATTTTCTGCCGTGAGACCTTCAAGCTCTTGGATCACGATTTTATAGACTTCGTGGTTCAAATCGACATCTTGCTCGCAGTAGGTCAACATTTCTGGCGTGTACTGAGAGAAGTCGTGAAAGTCACCTTTGGGGAAATTCAAGAACTCGCCCCACACTTTGAGACTGTGGCCGTCTTCTCCGAATCTTTTGTAATTGAGGACTTGGCTCATCAGCATTGTGTCGTGGATTCGGCATGAGAGATTTAACTCAAATTTGAACAGTTTCTTCAGTGCTCTCAAATCGAAGCCGATTACGTTGTGGCCCACGACCAATTCAGCTTTCTTCAGCTTTTCTTTCCAACCTAAGTCGTTTTCAAGATAATGGCTCTTTTCTCCTGTGTCTAAATCTAGCAAATACACGATCCAACATCGGGTGCAGTTGTCGAGAAGATCGTCGGTTTCAATATCAAATAAGTATTTTGACATATTAAAAGGGGAGACTTTCGCCTCCCGCTCCTTTACTTATTACATGCACTTGCCCGGCATCTTGGGCATCTTGCTCATCCACTCGTGCACAAGATCTGCTTTGATAGGCTTTCCGCCGTTCTCTATATACAAGATACAATAGGCTTTGTAAAACAGGCTCTTTTTACGTTCTTGTAATTCATTGTCTTTCTGGCCGAGACGCATCATGTACTTGCTTTCTTGCAGGTCCACTGCCGCGATGAACTTGGCGGGCTCACGAAACAGAGGCCGCCTGCTCTCAATGTCCAGCCAGCCGAAGTCTGGCATTCCTTCCAGCAAGCCTCTGTAGTGACTCGGATTCACGTGCTTCTGGATTTCATCATCCGGGGAAGCTTTGGGGCGAGGAAGCCAAGCGTGGCTCCGCTGAAGACCCTCTATCCAGCCTTCGTAAGATGAAAAGTCATGTTTTGCGAAAGACTTGTTCTCATCAAAATCAGTGACATAAATGATATGCGCCTTGAACAATTCTTCGGCGTTGGCGAAGTGCGCATCGCTGATGGCGTCAGTTAAGTGTGGATCTGTCGTGGTGGCCACTCTCTTATACTCTCCGTCGGATTGTCTTTTCATTACGTCGATAGCGTATCTCATTGTCGCCTCAGAATTTTGAATTTTCGCGAGCCTTGTCGGAGTCTGACGCCGGTGTGAACTTGTCATCGGCTCGGTGGTCTGCATCGTCTTCCGTGGCGGGCTTCTGTTCACCCACAACTTTTGTTTCTTCTTCTTCGAAGTCTTCTCTATCTTCCATAGGCTTGGGCTCATATATGATATGAGTGGTCAGCTGAACGCCCATCAGCACGTTACCGATTTTGGCGGAGTTGTCGTCAGTCTGCGGAGGCTCGTACTGGAAGATACGAACGTTGGCGATGGAGCCATTTCCCACGGTTCTCGGGTCGACCGCGTTCATTTTACCGTCGATAAGATCGGGGCAGGTCGCTTCGGTGCCGTCCGATTTTACTGAACGACGACGCAGGTTGGTGGTGTAGAAAAGCTTACCTGTCTCTTCGTCTTCTTTCGGCTTGACGTTCAGACCCGCCGCCTGCCACTCTGCTTTTTGTTCTTTGGACCGGGTCCGCATCTGAATGTCCCACTGCGGGCGCTTCTTGTCAAATCTTCCGTTAGGACGTGCGGGATCGAGGTGTGGGTACCAGATTTCACAGTTCTTGAGGATCATACAATTGCCTTAGTCATTTTTTGAATTGATAAATTGCCCGTTGCGGGGTTAATTTAACGGGCTCGTTGATTCACATGTCACTTTCACATTACTCAGAATCGTACTCTTCCAGACACTTCCTGAGTTCAAGTGGCATCGCCAGGTTATCTTTGAAAAGAAATATTCTTCCAAACTCATCATTGACCAACACCAACACCTGCCATACGTTGCCGCTTTTTTCGGCGTACTCCCATCCAATGAAAAGTTCGTCATGCCCGAAACTGAAGAAATTGAACATGTAGCCCGTCTCTTTCAAAAGCTCAACTTCTTTATGCTCCTTTGTCAACTCTTCCGACGTTTCTATATACACGAGATGTCCCATTCGGTCCATCGTGAAATCTTCATCAGGGTCTTCTATGAATTCTTTGAAACAGAGGTTATACTGTTTCATCGCGATTGCCTTCACTTCCAGGTCTTTCAGCGCTTCTATATCTTCGAGTGACTTCATGATGATCATGAGAAACAATACTCCGAGTCAAGAATCAACGACAAGTCCAGAGTCCCTTTGTCCACCGAACTGATGTCCGCTTCTATGTCTTTGAAAATCCGCTCCAGAGGGTTTTGTGCGTAAAGCTCCACGAAACACTCCCTCACATTTCTGAAGAGGTTGTCCATGTCACAGAGCAACGTTCCGTAAGAGTCATGCACGGTTGTGATGTGTTCGTCAGATCGACAAACTGTCAATGTCAAATGCCCGGCGTCCAGGCTGTGGATGATATTCGGGGCAGCGCCTTGCGACTGTTTGTTTTTCGAGGGTACCGGATTCTCCAAATAAGATATCGATAATTGATAGGTATTTTTGAAATACCCTGTATTCAGGCGAGGGCCTTCTGGTGGCCCGTATTGGACCCAAGTCTTTTTCACTTCTCCTTCTATGTAGTGTTGCACAACGGGGAAATCGGTGATGGGCACATTCCAGGAAAGAAATTCTCCGGCCCGCTCGGCATCTTTACCCGCCTTTTCAAATGTGGAAAGCAACCGCATTGGCCTCTCCAGACATTTGGTACAGACCGCAAAAAGTTCTCTTCCTAAATAGGCTCCCCAGGTGTGTTCCATGTAGAGCAAGATATCAATGTTGTGCTTTTTGGAGTCGGCTATCACTTGCTCGCCCAGTCCGTAAGGCTTGGCTCCGTAAGGAAGAGTCATCGTGCCTCTCTTCACTATTTTCCGCTTATGCTTGTCGTCCAGGACCCGTAACCAGAAGACAGGAGAAGCTCTTTTTATGAGCTCTCTATTCTTCTCTTTGTACTTTCGGTACCTTTCCACCAATTCCTGCCTGGCTTCACTCCTCAGTTCTGTTGCGTTTATTTGCTTCTTCATCTCCGTCAGATTGTCAATGCACTTCTCTAGACTTTTCTTGGCTCTCACTGACATCTCGTCCACTGTGGCCTTGAGCTCTGCCCACATGTGAAAGGCAACGTACATGTACAAATCTCCCGGCAACTCAGACGGAACGAGATTCACGAGAGGCGCTGTCTCTTCATCCAACATGAGGGCAGATAAGTGCTGGCTGCCGTTTGTGGTGCCGTCTATGTAAGCTTCCAATCCAGAAGCGTAGGAGTAGTCACTCTCATCGCCCATCTGATGGGTTCGAAAGTTAAGCAGCTCAAAGCAGGCCGCCAAGAATTGCCAAGGCTTATCAGCCTGCATCCATCCCTGATTTACCTTGGGATTCTTTGCGTAAGACACAATGATCTCTTCATTGTCGATCACCCACATATAGCGATCTTTCAATGGGATTTTATCGGTCTTCAACTCATCTTCTCTTCCCGCGTCTCCGGCCCAATTTGACGCGATGCTCACACAAAGCCAAAAGAAGCCTGACTCTCCGATGGGTTTTTCATCATCGCGAAGAAGCAGCCCCTTGGCCAGATCGGAGCCCTGTTCGTTCAGATACGCTGTGGATACGTATTTTCTGCCTCTGAAATCCATGTAGTAGAGGTGGTAAAAGGTGTCATTCAAAAACTTTTCAGCGATGCCGCTAATTGCTTTCGTTTCTCTCACTTTTGTCGAGCGGGCTTCTGAACTGTGCGCTTTCCATATGTCGGAAAAGGCGTCAGCTCGATTTCGAAAAGCCCAAATTTGTACTTCATACAGCTCTTTGTTAATTCTCCAACCTACTTTTTGAGACCTGTTAATCGACTCAAAAACCAGAGGATGGTTTTCTGGAGTTAGTGACTCACGTATTTTGTGATTAGTTTTTACGAGCAATGCTCCTGTCGGATGGCGAAAACTATCCCACGGCTTGTAAGGCGTTAACGAAGGCAGTTTTTCAAGAGTGGCCGGTGGAAGCTGAGACCATAGGTTGACGATGGCGGCTTCATTCACAGTTTCAACGATGTAAACTTGATGGCCTTTACTGCCTTTGCCTTTCACGACTTTAATGAGCTCGAGTTCTTCAAAAGTATATAGAACGAAAGCTCCAGTCTTAGCCGCAAGCGCTGAGTCTTTTTTCAGACGCTCTTTGGACATTAGTTTTTTACCAATAGCGCAAACAATTTCTGTCAAAAAGGTAAACTGTGCGGCGGGGTGTACACTTTTCTTAGGTCTCGTGTATAGGTACACTATCCCGATTATGTCGTTGACATGTTTCTCCAACTCTATGCCTTTCAGATATTTTATAGGCATTCTATGCGAGATTTCAGTATCGATTCTTAGGCTTAAATTACTAAAGATTTTGTTACGCATTTTCTTCCTCGACGTCGGGGTCTCTTAGAGTTAGCGACCTTTTCGTAACAAGTATAGTATAAAGACAAGTAACATTGCAACGTCTATCTTGAACTTAATGAAACAAAGAAATGCTAATATAGATAACACTGTTTCAAAAAATGATCGACTTTGCAAAGTATTCCCACCAATAAAAGAAAAAAATTTTTCAGGTTCGCCCGTCACACCTCCCGTTAGGGAAGTGCGACGAGCGGATTAAAACACTTCCATATAAGGAAGTATGTGACTTTTCAACTGTCCATAAACTGACTCCTTCACAAATATAGGAACGCCTGACTCGGCGTCTAAGTCTGCTATTTCAAACACCTTAGTGCCGACCCAATTGCTCCCCATAAAATGGTGTGCTTCCATGTCCATCAATCGCCTGGGGTCCAGCTTCTTAACAGTGTATATCCATTGCGAGGCCGGTAAAAAAGGTTCGGCGCAAGGGTTCGCGCCTACTTTTGTGTCTGCTTTCGCACCTGCTTTTGCGTCTGTTTTTACGCCTGCTTTACTGTTTCCGACGAATGTGTAACATAGGATATTAAGCACCTGACATTATCTTCCTTTTGATGTATCCTGCGATTTTTGACAGAGCGACGGTCGCGGCCCAACCGACCACGCCCACCACTGCCGCTTTGAGCACACTGCTGGATGTGAGAAGGACCAAGCCAAAGATGGCGGGAGCGTACATATACGCCGCCGCAAAAGATGCGAGCAGCGCAATGGCCAACCTTCCGAAATTGGTCTCGACGGCTTCCTTAGTTACCTTGCCATTATATTTGCTGATCAATTTTATTACAAAGATCAGTCCGATCACTGCGAATACAACACCTACGATTAGCATAAGTCACCTTTGCTGTTTGGCGGCCACTCCCGCCTATGAAGCAGACTATTCAGCCTGCGTTTTCTCACTCTCATCATTGAGAGCGAGCTTTTCTTCTTTCTCCATTTTCGCCATTTTGATTCGGATTTTAATCAGTTGAAACAAAATAACCCCTACGATCACTCCGACGATGCTCATGACTTTTCCTTTTCAGTGGTGTCTTTTTTCTCTTTTGCTTCCGCTACGTCATCAAAGAGCGCAGTCGTCTTTGAGAAAATGTTCAGTCCTAAGTTTACAGTACCAAACACGATTAAAATGATCAGAAGAATTTGCATTTTTATTTCCTTTGGGTTGGAGGTATCTTTGCTCTTCATATAAGATACCGCTTTTTCCGCAATTACTCAACGGTGCAATTGCTTGCGGAACCGTTTGTGAAGATCCATTCGCCCTCAACCAGATCCACTACTTGGTTTCGGGGGATCTCCCGCCATCCGTCTTGGAACTTACAAGACAGTTTCGACGTCCCTTCCTGCACTGCCAGGACTACTTCGGGCGGTGCCATGCAAGACACTGCGAAAGTAATCAGTAGCAGCGCGATCACCGGATACACGTAAGCTCTCATTGCGCCCCCAGGAATGCAACACCGTTCATGAGCACCACACAAAACACCAAAAGATACCCTAGAAATTTAAACATACGTCACGCTCCATTTCTTCGATTAAGTTAATTACGTTTTCAACTTCCGGCACGTTGTCGACTGCACACATGACGGCGTTCACATATTCGTGCGCGTCGTGCAAAGTCGGAAAGTCTTCTAACATCGGCAGCCCTTCCTCGTATCCACTCATGCTGGTTCCCTCTTGGCTAATACGTTCCAGGCGTCCGCCCACGAAAGTTCATCTTCCACAACTATCTCGTGTTTGGCGGACTCGTTGTTCACCAAATACCCTTCGTAGTTGCAGACGAAATGCCATCCTAAGTACGGATTTCCTTTGGGTGACCTGTGTTGAGTCGTGTGCGAAAGCGTCATGTGAGTGACGTTCACGCCCAGCTCTTCCTCCATCTCTCTTCTGCAGGCCTCCTCGGGAGTTTCGCCTTCGTCCACTTTGCCGGTGGGCAGAGTGATGATGCCTCTCTTCTTGTGATACAAGAGAGGTACGCCTGCATCTGCAGAGAGCAGTACCGCACTTACGTAATCCGTAGCCATGCCTATATCCTTCTGTCAGTTCATCAAGAAAGCGAAATCTTCGAGGTTGAGGCCTACATATGTCCCCGCGACGCACACCGAACCGACGGTGACTCTGTCCACAACTTTGCCGGACCATCCGAACTTCATTAGAAACTTTTTCATGTCATGTCTCCTCATTTTGATTTTAAAGGCACCCGAAGGTGCCAACTGATTCACACGTGACTGTCTGAAAGGTACTCTTCATGTGTGTAATTACAGAAGTCGCACACATCTGAGGTGAGATGGCAGGTGCAACCAGTAGTATCGGCGATGGACGGAACCGAGACTATCGCAACTGTCCGCTCAAGCCAAGTACCTTCCAAGGTCGCTGAGCCTGCCACTACTTCACGGCTTGGGCCGGTGTGGACCTTGACGTTGGTCTCACCATAGTAGCTACCATCCCAGCTCTCTATTAGATCAACAAAAGCACATTCAAAGCCTTTCACTTCAACGTAATAAACGGGAACTAGCATATCAATTTCCTTCATTAGAGGTTTTGATGTTTCTTCATATAAGATACCCTATTTCCCGCGTTTTATTTTGACAAGATTTCAAAAAACAGTCGTGGGTTGGCCGCGAAATAGACGTAGCCGTGAGTCTCGTCACGTACCCACATCAGCCGTCCGGGTCGCATGTCTAAGTGAAGCATCGGAGTAGGTTCTCCTCCCAACACTGTGTCCGTGTAAAGTCCAATCCCGCCAAAGCGCATCTGCTGTGCTTCCTGCCAAACCAAAAAGGCGGCTTTCCAAGACGGCAGAAACAAATCAGTTGCGTCAGAAAGTCTTTCCCCTCCCTTCGTGGAATGGCGACTGCCTCCTCCTTTTTCACGAATGTGTCCTTCATACAGAGGAGACGGCGTCATGGCGCACCAGGAAGGCACTCTGTCGCGTAGGCGAAATACAGCATGCATCAGGATCGGATCAAGCCTATCGGCTGCATCTCCTGGCCATTCGCTTCTCTTGAATCTGTCCGTAATCGACCAATTAGTTTTCATTGAACGTTATCCTTCCGCAGTTTGCGATTCCTTGAAAAAATCCGGCCTCGACAGTCAACGCGTCTGTGGCGTTTGAATTGAATCCGAGACCAGGGTAGAGGCAAAAATAGAGGGCCGCGCCGGGCAACTCTCGAAGTGCGTCGAGACGGTGCCAGAGGCTAGCCGTGTGCGATTTTCCGGCTGGCCAATCCCGACGGCCTGGGTTTCTGGAAAATGCCCGTGGCGGCCAACTCCGGGCTGTAGCTGCGCGTTTTTCGCATTGCGATGTACCCGCGACGCTCCCATCCGAAGCGCTCCAGCAGCTTAGTGAAACGATGCTCCTCGTCAAAATGGGAACCCGTTGACATGACCATCCAGTAGCCTCGTGCCTCCGCAAAATCGAACAATGCGTTATGGAGGAGCTTAACGGCTTTGGCGGCTTTCATGCCGGGGCACCACGAGCAGTAATACTTTTGCTTGTACACCGGGAAAGACATGTGAAGAATTTCTTCTGGTTCGGCATACAAGAAGGCCACAACTTCGCCGTTGTCTTCCGCGACTCTCATGAAGTAGTTTGACTTGATTACTGCTTTCGCGAACTCTCGGGCGGGTTTGGTTGTGACCGGCAGCCAGTCATCCATGGTGGCGTACTTATGAAAGCACGCGATTATTTCACTTGTGGTAGCTTTTCTGATTCTCATATTATCCACACATATAGATGCAGGCAACCATTTTAATGTTTGAGGGCTCATCCGTCCACACTACGGGCTCCATGCACTTAGCAACAACATAGCGCATGTCTTGCCCATCGTAGCGCATGCCCTTGCCAGCGGTGTTTGAGGTGCATATGAAGTCGCCTACTTCAAAGTTGCCATTCTCTGAACATACGTTGATTTGGCCTTCGCCTAGGGCGTTGGCGATGCTTCTGTCGTAGTTTTCTTTTATGTGTGCGAGTTTTACGCTTGGCCCTTGGTTGCTGAGGGCTGCGGGGAGCTTGAGACCAATCGCTGACTTGCTGACAAAGACACCATAAGCTGCTTTGCTGTTTGCAGTGGTTGCAACTTCAAGGTACGGGATTGTCTGTGATAGCGAGCTTTTTTCAAACGCGCCAGTTGAGCAAAGTATGTCGCCGGATTCTGGTGATAGTTTTTTTGGAAGTAAGCCGTCGTGGGCTCCTGTGAAAGGGCCATAGTTTGTGCCCGCGCCTCCGGCGTAAAAATCGTATACTGTCCCTTGCCCTCTAACGCCAACCCCTGTGCCTCCATAGCTTGCGCCATTAACTCCGGCGTCTTCTTGAGAAATACCCCGACACCCGTAATCCCCTAAGCTTTTACCTAAAACTCCTACCCCTGCGTCAAAGCCAGTTGCAGTATTATCACCAAAAACGCCAGCATAACTGCCGCTTGTACGACCGATTACTCCTGATCCATTCTCAGCCTCTCCGTAAATTCCAGTACTATATCCAGAACTAACTGATCTTCCTACTATGGCCGCTTTTCCGTTTTCGCCCGGAATAATTACTTCAGCTCCGGTGGACACTATAAGCTGCCCAGCATCATCATATACTTGTAGAGAGTTAGTAGATGAGCTGACCACCACTCGTGCGTCAGATGTCGCCGTCTGCAAAGTGCTGCCGGTGATGGTTGATGCCGTTATGTCACCACTAAACGTAGCATTACCAGCGGCATCAACACTAAAGTTATCAGTATCAATAACAAGCTGAGTGCCGTTAAAGTCTACGAAGTTGTCAGAAGCCCCGCCAAAGTGGAAGTTTCCATCTCCGCCTATATAAGATTGATAATCACCTAATACCGCAGAGTAATAACCCATCCCAAGGTCTGTTAGGACGAGCCCGCCATTGGCAGCTACCTGTGGAGTTATAGAGTCCTTAAATCGGTCTGGAATGCTGTCTAGGGTGCTATTCCAGTCTACTTTGTCAAGGGTTGCTAGTGAGCCTTGTCCGGCAATGGATGCGGCGGTGTTATCGCCCGTTAAGTCTGCATTCAAGTTGTAGGTCGCCGTCACTCTCACGCTATAAAGGTTGGAGTGACCATAAAGCCTGATTGCAGGGTCGCCGTCGCCGTCAACGAAAAATTCAGGGTGGTTGCTAGATGTTCCTATTTCACTTATTTTAGTTAAATCCCAAGTGCTCCCATTCCACTTATATCTTACTTCTGCT